TGTGGGCGTGCCTGAACGAGATTGCCGGCCAGGTGCGAGTGGATGGAAGGCTGCACAAGCCGGAAACCTGGCATGAGATGTATAAAGCGCGGTTTCTGCCGTGCGAAACCGCGTGGATTTGCGGTCAGCTGGTGAGTGTGCCGGAGAGCACGACGGGGCTGACGGTGAAACAGTTTGCACAGTACATGACGCAGATCGAGGCGCATGCGACGCAGGAATTAGGCGTGCGCTTTACCGAAACGAGAGAGTTTTTTGACGAATGGAGGCGGTACAAATGAATGCAGTTATGGCGGAAGAGGCGAAGCAGTTGGCGGCGGTAGCGGAGAGTAACGGCAATCGCGTTACGCCGGATTCGATCAACGCGAAAATCAAGGAAACGACCTCCTACCGGCTGCCAGATACCACCATCACCGTTGCGGTGATTACCCTGGAAAACGGCTTCACGGTGACTGGCGAATCGGCGTGTGCTGATCCGGCCAATTTCGATGCCGAGCTGGGCAAGAAAATCGCGGTCGAGAACGCCTACGCCAAGATTTGGCCGCTGGAAGGCTATCTGCTGAAAGAAAAGATGTTCCGCGAGGGGCTGGCGAAGGCGGAAGGTGTTGGTATCGAGGTTGACGCAGAAACGCGCCCGGCCTGATGCGCCACCCCGCCTACCTTGCCGCTATCCGTCGCTTGCCCTGTGTGTGCTGCGGCCGGGTGGGGGCAACGCAGGCGGCCCATGAGAATAGGGGCAAAGGGGTAGCGCTGAAAACCGACGATAGAACGGCAATGGCGCTGTGCCTGGACTGCCACCGGGATTACGACAACGGCGGCGTGATGGACAAGGATTCGGTCAGGCAATGGGCCGAGCAGATGCACCAGCGAACAATTGATGCGCTCAAGGCGCGAGGCGAATGGAGAGAGACATGGGCAATTTGACGTTTGGCGATGGGCTGTTGATCGGCTTGGTTTCGGTGGGGCTGGTGTGGGCGATCTGGCTGGTGTTGACGGTGAAGCCGCCCAAGCCGGTGAAGCGCATGCCGATGGCGAGCCGGGCGGCGGTGGCATTACAGCCGGCGCCGTTGCAGATGCAGCGCGACCCGGATCAGTTGCCGCTGTATGAGCATGTGGCCGGTGATTTGCTGGCGATGGCGGATGCGGTGGGTGATAAGTTGGTGACTCAGCAGGTTGAGCAGGTAGTCGCAGACTTGGAGGCGCGGGCGTTGCAGGGCGAACAGAAGTACGGCACGCACCTATTCCTGCACAATGGCCGTTGCATGCGCATCGACGCTTACCAGGAGGCGTTGGATCTGGTTCAGTACGCCAAGGGGATTGAGCTGGAGAGCAACGAGGCTGGGAACCATCTGGTGGCCGCGCTTGCGCTTAAGGTGCAGATGCATGCGACCAATGCGCTGCTACGACTGCAGGATATGCAGCGCGCACTGATCAAGCTGGACGCAAGGGCGTGAGGCAGCACGGTTGCCATAACCGGCCGCCCTTGCGCGACGCCATCGAGGTGCAGGACGGCTGGACGGAGGATGGCCGGCGAATCATGAAAACACTGCCAGCGCCAATGTCGAAGCTGTGCCAGCACGATATCCGGAAAACCGATCCGGGGTGCGCGGGCTGTCGGTGGCGCGATGCAGTGGCAGGTTGATCATGGCCGGCAGTGCATGGTGAGCGATGCGGGGTATGTGGTAACAAAGTCGCACATTGAGCGCGGCCATATCGAGCGGGTGCTGTGCCCGGTTTACCGGGCGTTTACGCCGACCGGCGGTTTTCTCGGGGCGTGCGGCGAGCGCGAGGACGCAGAGGATTTATGCAGTCAGCACAAGGACAAAACAAAATGACGCAATGCAATACCGTACCTGACCAGCCATTAACGGTAAATACTGGCACATGCCGACACTGCACATACTGCAACGTGCAAACCGGAATGGGCTGGAATCCGGTGTATTACTGCGAGCTAGATCCGGGTCGGATCAAGTCGGTGCAGCCGGGTGAACATTGCCGGGCATTTATCCGCGAACCGGGGAGCGATGACGCATGAGCGCAAATCATCCTGCAGAAATCGAGGCGTTGGCCGCCGTTGCTGTCGAGAAGCCGAAGCGCTCCCGCCGGCCGACCGTGTACAGCGACGCGAAGCTGCGCCAGCTGGTGACGGAGCAGATTGCTTCGTTGGTGGTGAAGCAATTTCATGTGGCGCTGGTGCGGGCGGCCGGCGGCACGTTTGATGCTGCGCTGATATTGCCCGATCAACAGGAAAACCGCGAGCTGGTGCGGGTGGATGACGATGCGCGCCGGGAAAGCGGATTGCCGCCGGAAGTTGAGCTGTTTCTGCGGGTGATGGCGCAGGCTTTGCACGATGAATTGTGCGGCCAGGAGAGTACGCCGGAGGCAACGGCGGCGCTGCGCGATGAGGCGCACCGGTATTTCTGGAGCAAATCGCGCAAGTGCCTGGTGCGGCATTGTTTGATGACGGGCTTGCTGCCTGAGTATGTGCGCGAGCTGGCCGGTAAGGCGACGGATTATGCCTATGAGCAGTCGGAGAAGGCGTTTGCGGAGTTGCAGCGAACCGGTGCCGGCCGGCCGATGACGCGGGCGGATCGGCTGCGGGATCTGGTTGGGGATGCCAATGCGTAGCCAGCCTGAATTCGAACACCAGGCGGCGCTGATTGCCTGGGCGCGCAATCCGCTGACGCGGCGGGCGTTGCCGGGAATCGAGCTGCTGCATTGCAGCCTCAACGGTGTGAAGTTGAGCAAGGCGCAGGCGGGTAAAGCCAAGGCGGCCGGCATGTTGTCTGGTGTGCCGGATCTGCTGTTGCCGGTGCCGAAGGGTGGCCAATGCGGACTGTGGATTGAAATGAAATTCGGCAAGAACCGGGTTTCGACAACGCAGGCCGACATGATCGATGCGCTGCGCAAGCATGGCTACCGGGCTGAGGTCTGCTACGCCTGGCCAGATGCCCGCAGGATCATTACCGAGTATCTGAGCCAGGGAGAATTGTTCGATGGTAAGTATTAAGCAATATGGTTTTGAATTGGCTTTCGTGCCGATTGAGCAAATTTATGTGGATGAGCAATACCAGCGCCAGCTTGATTCTGCTCGCGTAAAAAAGATATCGGCGGTTTTCAGGTCTGGCGCAATGAAAGCTGTATCGCTTTCGCGTCGGCCAGATGGATCGCTCTGGTGCTACGACGGGCAGCATACGCTGCATGCTGCCGCAAGAGCTGGATGGAGTTGCGTGCCTGCCGTGATTGTTGCCGGCGAGCCAAAGCAGGAAGCCGATTGGTTTGGCGTAATCAACGAATCCAGCAAACGAGTTAGTGCGCGGCAGAGGCATATCGCAGGTGTGGTTGCGGAAAATGAATCTGCAATGGTGGTGAGCGCGATTCTGGCTAGATACAGGATTGATATTTCGACGGGCGGACTTCGCCAGGGTAGGACTAATGCCCTGGCTGCGATTGGTCGTTACGCCAAACAGGACTATGGCCGGCTGATTGAGGCCATGAACGCTATTGACTGTCTGTGGCGTGATGAGAAGGAGGCGTGGGGCGGAACAGTGTTGCGCGGCATGTTTGAGGCATGCGGGAAATATGCCGCCGCCGATCTGATCAGGGCTTGCCGTAGAAAAGGAGTGACGCCGCGACGGATTATGGACTGGTGTAGCGCTCGCCAGACTGCCGCAGGAAGTGGCGGAGGAGGCGGGAATGGTTATGCCTGTGAAGCAATTGCGGCTTTGTCAGGCGTTTAGACATGGGCGCACGTGACGTTGAATTCGAGCTGGAACGGGCGGTGTGCACATTGGCGCGGCCGATTGTGCAGGAATCGACGCTGTTGAAGGGTATGCGTCAGGAGGTGGGCCGGGCGGTGCGGGTGCGTGATGTGGCCATGACTGCCTGGGAGCATCACGCCGGGGCGGCGATGACGATGGCGAAAGTAGCGCGGCTGCCGGGCGTGCAGCGGCTGGTGTTGATGGCGGTACTGGATCGGCTGCATCGGGTGAACGCCTACCGGGCGCTGCCGCATGAGCTGGCGCCGTATGTCGGCCAGTATCAGATTCCGTCTGGCTTGCTTGGCGAATTGGTGTGCTGGTACTGCGGCGAGAAGCTGCAGGTGGCGAACAAGGAGCGGCGCATGATCGGCGTTGAACTGGCGCGGCAATTTGGCGTGAGTAGTTCGACGGTCAGCACGCTGAAAAAACGGGTGTATGCGCAGATGGATCACTGGCTGGAGCTGGCGATTGAGCGCATGGGGTGGATGATGGAATCGTCGGAATAATTGTTACGTAACACGAAAGGGAATGGCATGAAAAACTTGTTGATTGCAGTAATGTTGGTGATGGTTGCGTTTGCCAGTGCGGCGCAGAGCTGGCGAATGCCAGCCGTTGCGGCAAGCCGGAGTGCGCCACCGGCCACTAGCAACGAACGCCGCTGATCGGTCATGAGGTTCTGCGCCTGGCAGGACGAAACTGCGGCTCCAGGCACCAACAAGAAAGCGCACGGCATCTTGGTATCAGCAATCAGGGCTGATTGAGACAAAGCAAGACCGACGTAGCGCGAGCACGTAAAGCAGGTATAGAACCTTGTGCCAGATACTTCCTGCAATGTGGTAAAGCTGGCGGTCGTGCGCTTCCTTGTTGGTAGGGCTGGGCTTCACCGGCCGATAAAGGGCTGCGGGGACGTGGCCGCCAGCATTTCCTCGCGGCTGTTTGAAACGGCAGCGAGCCTTTTACGAAGGCGAATCCCCGCCAGCCGAATGTCGGGGCAATCATTGGAGGGTCAAGCCATGAAGAAGTGATATTGAATCTCGAACGGGTCACAAAAGCCGCCTATTTGGGCGGCTTTTTTATTGCCTGTTGCATCGTATTTTCCTTCATTGACGTGTTATAGTTTGAACTGAAATTCACACAATTGAATAGTAGGGCAAACATGGAATTAGATGACCGCCTGTCGCCGGACGAATTCAAGGCTGAGTGCAAGCGACGCGGATGGACTGGCCGCGCACTCTCAAAGCGATGGGGAAAGTCGGAGGCGTGGATAAGCAAGATCGCCAGCAATCCAGACCGTGCCCCGCATTGGGATGACGCGGTTAGGGGGTTGCCATTCGTGAGCAGTTTGAATCATAGTTCAAAATAATGCTTGCGAATGTTTGAAGTATAGTTCATGCTTAAGGCATCGAATCGCAAATCAACCAGCAGGGAGAATTAAATGGACTTCGGCAAAGTAAGTTTCAACGGCATCGAAATCATCCTGACCCAGCAAGCCTATTGCAATAACGAAGGCCAGTATCTGGCATCTGGCAAAGACGCCGCCGGCAATATCTATCAGGTTGAGTGGCAAACCACCAAGGCGTGGGATGACGCGCAAGAACTGGCGCGCACCACTGGCGAGGTGGATGCGTTTGCTGAGGACGAATCCAATGCCTGCGACTGGAGCAGCCCGGTTGACGTGAAGCTGGTCGAGTCTGCCGACGAATAATCGCAATGGCGGCCACTTGGGCCGCCGAGTATTGAAAGGACATCTAAATGGCAATCGGTACTGTGAAATCGTGTGGCGTCGTCAAGATCAATGCGCCGTCTGGCGCGGTAGTGTGGGCAACTCGGTTGCGCTTTGACGACGGCAAAGAGTTGTTCGCCGGGCTGGATAATCATCACGGCAAAGCCGCTGCAGAAGCGTCACACCGCAATACCTTCGCTGTCGGTATTGCACAGGGCGTAACGCTGAAAGCGCTGCCAGAAATGCACCACCCGGTAACCGGAGCCGCCAAGCCGTTGTACCAGCCGCTGCCTGATGGCTGGAACGCTGCCAACTGAGCGAGAGGAAAGCAGCGTGAATCGTCTATGGGGTCAGCTTATTGCTACAACATATCTATTTTGGGCGCTGGCCATCGTGGTTGCGCGCTATATCTAGTCAAGGAAAACAGCAAAGCTGATTTGCACCCCCGAAAAAAATCCGCTATAAATTCACTATAGTCGAAACTACGTCCAAAGCCCGCCGGTAATCCCGAGCGGGCTTTTTGTTTTCCACAATCGTTGTGGATAAACAGATGCGGCGTGGTGCATTGCGCCAGCTGCGGTGCGGTATCTGCAAGATTGGCGCAATTTTGAGCAAGCCCTGGCCACAAGCCGGGGCTTTTTGCTTTCTGGAGCGCGTTATGTCGATCTGCCGTGATTGCCCGCATTTTGATTTTGCCGTGGCGGTAACGCCTGACGGGCAGAGAGGGCCGCGTGTGGCGATGGATTGCGAGCTGGGTATGTCGATGGCTGGCGTTCGCGATGCGTGCGAGCTGAAGCCGGTTCGCGTGGATACCGGTGAACGTCGGAGAAAAACGGATATGGGCGGCGATGCGTCGTAAGTTGCTTGGCTATTTGCGTGACCGCCTGACCGAGGCGTCTACCTGGCGCGGACTGGTGGTGATTGCTACGGCATTGGGTGCGCATTTGTCGCCGGATCAGGCAGAGGCGATTGTCGTTGTCGGGCTGGGTGTGTCTGGCCTGATTGGTGCGGCTTTGCCGGATGGGGCCGGGTGATGGCGTTTGCGCTGCTGGTGTTGCGCAGTAAGGCGTTCTGGATTGGATTGCTGGCGTCGGTTGCGTGTGGTGGTGCGTGGTTTGACGGCTATGTACGTGGCTCAAATGCAGTGCGATCCAGCTGGAAGGCCGAGCAGGCGCGTACAGCCGCCGGAATCGTGCAGAAAGTGCAGGTACAGGATGATCGAAACCATGTGGCAGCCGTGCGCTATGAGGATAAGCGCGAGCAGCGGGCGCAGGCCTATCGCCAGATTGTGCGTGTGGTTGAGCGCGCCCCTGTTGCTGATTGCGGTCTGGATGCTGGCGGGCTGCAGCAGTGGAATGCCGCCAATGGCGGTGGCGCCGAGCCTGAAACCGCCGGCCAGTCTGCTGGTGGCGTGCAGGACGCTGCCGAAGGCGACGAGCGGGGCGCTGCGGGATCTGGTAGCGAATCACATTGAGGTGGCGCAGCAGTATTACGACTGCGCCGATAGACATAACGAGTTGGTGAGGCTGATCGATGAGCAGCAATGAAAATACCGGTTGGCAGATCAACAAGTCGATCAACCTGGGCGATATGTTTGGCGGGTTGGCGGTGGCGGCATCCATGATGGTGTACGCAACGACGCTGGATCGCCGCGTGTCGGTGGTTGAGGATCAGGTTAAGACCCTGAAAGAGACCCAGGCCGAGCTGCGCAACGAATTCAAAACCGAATTCCGCGAAGTGAATGGCAAGCTGGATCGCCTGATTGAGCGTCATACCGGGAAGTGATGCATGGATGGTGTTTTGCCTGATTGGGAAGCCATTGAGGCTGAATATCGGGCTGGCACAGCATCAATCCGTGAGATAGCGCGGCAACACGGCATTACAGACAAGGCGATTCGCAAGCGGGCGACTGCTGGCGGATGGCAAAGGGACTTGTCCGAGAAGGTTAAAGAAGCGGTCCGCAATAAGTTGGTCCGCAGCGAGGTCCGCACCCCTAATGTGCGCGAACCAGTGCGGACCGATGCAGAAATTATCGAAGCCGCAGCCGAAACTGCGGTGCAGGTGGTGCAGATCCACCGCCGCGATGTACGCAACGGGCGAACCATTTGCGCGGCGCTGTTCGCCGAGCTGCAGGACACATCGGCGAATCGCGAGTTGATTGCCGAGTGTATCGAGAGCGAAACGCAGGATGATCTGTCGCCGAATCGCCGCAACCAGATGCTGAAAGCGGTGTCGCTGCCGACTCGGGCGCGGGCGATGCTGGATTTGTCGGCGGCGATGAAAAACCTTGTGACTGTCGAGCGGCAGGCGTTCAGCCTGGATGACAAGGACGACAAGGACAAGACCGGTAAAACGGTGGTGATGAACTTGTCACGGAAGCGCAGCGTTGACTGATCAGGTGTTGGCCAGCTTTGAGCCGGGCGGGCCTGATTCCGAAGCGTTCATGAACAATTCCACCGACCTGGTGCGCGGGATCATGGGGCCGATTGGCTCCGGTAAGTCCGTGGCCTGCTGCGCTGAAATCATGATGCGCAGCTGTGAGCAGGCGCCAGGCCGTGACGGTGTGCGCCGCACGCGCTGGGCAATCGTCCGCAATACCTATCCGGAACTGAAGTCCACCACAATCAAGACGTGGCTGGATTGGTTTCCTGAGTCGGTATTTGGCCGGGTAAAGTGGGATGCGCCGATTACGCACCAGATTGCTTTCAACGATCCGGATCTAGGCCGGATTGAGATTGAAGTTCTGTTTCTGGCGCTGGATCGACCCGACCACGTTAAAAAGCTGCTGTCGCTGGAAGTGACTGGCGTCTGGATCAACGAGGCGCGCAGTGTGCCAAAGGCGATTGTTGATGCGGCAACCGGCCGTGTCGGGCGCTATCCGAGCAAGCGCGACAAGCCAGACGAGGTGCCGGCGGATCAGTGGCCGACATGGTTCGGCGTGATTATGGATACCAATCCGCCAGATGATGACCACTGGTGGTATCGGCTGGCGGAAGAGGATCAGCCGGCGGGATGGGCGTTCTACCGGCAGCCATCTGGCCTGTCTCCTCAGGCTGAGAACAAGGCCAATCTGCCGCGCAACTATTACGAGAACCTGCAGGCGGGCAAAACGCCGTTGTGGGTTGAGGTGTACGTACATGGGAGATATGGCAGCGTGATGGATGGTAAGCCGGTCTATCCGGAATACAACGACGCCATTCACTGCGCAAAAGAGCCGCTGCGGCCGATTACTGGCCTGCCGTTGGTGTTGGGCTTTGACTTCGGACTGACGCCGGCCTGCATCGTCGGCCAGCTGACGCAGCGCGGGCAGATTCGCATCATTGACGAGCTGATCGGCACCGACATTGGCATTGGCAACTTCTGCCGCCAAGTAGTGGTGCCGCATTTGCGCATGTATTACCCGCAGTGGCGGCTGGAGCAGTCGGCCGGGCGCGATAACAACTACATCGAGGCCATCGGCGACCCGGCAGGGATTGCGCGTGATGGCGATGAGCGTACCAGCTTCGAGTTGGTGCGCGGCTCCGGCATCCATATCGTGCCGGCGCAAACGAACAATTTCACGCCGCGGCGCGAGTCGGTGGCAAATCCGCTGTCGCGGCTGCTGGATGGCGAGCCGGGCATGCTGATCAGCCCGACCTGCAAGGTGCTGCGCAAGGGCTTCAATGGTGGCTATCGCTATCGCCGGCTACAGGTGGCGGGCGATGAGCGGTTTACCGAAACCCCGGACAAGAACCAATACAGTCACATCCACGATGCGACCCAATATTTGTGCAGCAAGTTCGCACTACCTCAAACGCAGCAACGCCGCCCACAAGCGGGCTATTCGCCGCTTGATCGAACCATAGGATTCTGATGCAACAACAGTTTGAAACCGATCTGGACGAGCCGCCAGAGGAAGCGGCACGCCTGCAGCAAGTGGCGGCGCTGACTTCGCTGGTGGTGCGTCGGCGCAAGGAGGCTATCGACGGCCGGTCGCGCAGTGGTATCGAAACCATCTGGCGTGAGGATGAGGATCAATACCTTGGCGTCGATCCAGGTGCGCAGCTGGCGCCGTCGAAAGACCAGTACGGCACGGCCAGCAGCGATCAGCCGGTGCGCTCGACCATTGTGCTGAACATCACGCAACCGAAAACCGATGCGGCCGAGGCGCGCGTGATCGACATGATGCTGCCAGTGGACAATAAGCCGTGGGGATTGAAGCCAACGCCGATCCCCGAGCTGGCCGAAATGGCGCAGGACACCGAGGCGAAGTTCGTGCTGCCGAACGGCCAGGCGGTGCCGGCGGCCGAGGTGGCGAAGCTGGCACTGGATCAGGCGCAGCAGGCTGCGGATGCGCATGAGAAGCTGATCGAGGATCAGTTTGTGGATTGCAATTGGGCGCAGAAGGTGCGCGGCCTGATTCGTTCGGCTGCGCGGCTGGGTACGGGGATCATGAAAGGCCCGGTGCCGCACATTCTGCAGGAACGCAGCTGGCAGAAGATGGACGGTTCGAACGTGTACGAACTGGCCATTATCGAGCGGCTGGTGCCGTGGTGCGACAACGTGGATGTGTGGGATTTTTTCCCCGATCCGAATTGCGGCGAGGATATCCAGCGCGGCAGCTATGTGATCGAGCGCGACTACCTGACCGAGCGGATGCTGCGCGACCTGATGCGCTCTGCCGGCGCCGATGGCTACATTGCCGGCGAGATCGCTGCGGCGTTGAAGGAAGGCCCGCAGCGCAATAACCGCACCGAGCGCGATGACCGGCGCGACAGCCAGCGCGTGGACGATGAGACTTTTGAGGTCTGGTACTACTACGGTGATATCCCCAAGACGGATCTGCAGGCGCTGGGCTGTGGATGCGCGGATGAGGAAGGCACCGAGCTGCATGTGTCGGCGATCCTGACGCTGGTCAACGACCGCATTATCAAGGCGACGATCAACCCGCTGGAAACCGGAGAATTCCCGTATCAGGTGATGCCGTGGGATCGGGTGCCGGGCGAGATTTGGGGCCGCGGCGTGCCGCGCAAGATTGCTGTGCCGCAGCGCATTACTACCGCTGCAGCGCGGGCGCTGATGGACAACGCTGGGCTGTCGGTGGGGCCGCAGATCATCATCGATGACATGTCGGTCGAGCCGATGGACGGGCGCTATGAGATTACCGGGCGCAAGCTGTGGCGCTTCAAGCTCGGCGGCAATGCGCGCAATGCGCAGGAAGTGATGGCGGTATTCAATGTACCGACCATGCAGGCCGAGATATCCAACATCATCGAGTTTGGCTTGCGCATGGCGGATGAGGTTTCCGGCCTACCGCTGCTATTGCAGGGCGAGCGTGGCAGCAGCCCCGATACGGTGGGCGGCATGCAGATGCTGATGCAGTCAGCTTCAATCGTACTCAAGCGATTGGCCAAGCAGTTTGACGACTACTACACGCGCCCGGCGTTGCGCGCCTGGTACAACTGGAACATGCAGCACAGCGACGACGAGGCGATCAAGGGCGATCTGCAGATTGATGCGCGTGGGGCCAGCGAGCTGGCGGCGCGCGATCAGGCGAATCAGTTCCTGATGGTGGCTGGGCAGTTCGTTGGAAATCCGGCATTCGGCATCGATCCGAAAAAGCTGTTCAAGGAAATGGCCGGCGCCAATCACTTCGATGCGCGCAAGATTCAGTTCACCGACGAAGAAATCAAGCAACAGCAGGAACAGCAGCCGCAAATGCCGCCGCCGCAAGTGGCCGTGGCGCAGATCAAGGCGCAGACCGAGCAGGAGAAACTGCAGTTCCATGCGAGCGAGAACGAGAAGGATCGGCAGTTTGAGGCGTACATGGCGCAGCTGGATGCGGA